GGGCTTAATAAAAAAGGCGTGGCCAGTTACAGACGTAGCCACCCTGGCAGTAAACTACAAACTGCGGTTACTACTAAACCCAGTAAACTAAAACCAGGTTCAAAAGCTGCCAAACGCCGTAAAAGTTTTTGTGCTCGTATGAAGGGTATGAAAAAACACAGAGCCGGAGCCAAAACTAAGAGAGATCCAAACAGTCGCATTAACAAAGCCCTACGTAAATGGCATTGCGAGTAATATCAAAATTAAATAAATACTACTATGGAAAAACTACACCAACTTGCTCGAATCGCATTTGCCAGCGAGTTTTCATTCTACATGAAAACCCACGCATTTCACTGGAATGTAGAGGGTCAAGATTTTTACGAATATCACACATTGTTTGAAACCATTTATCAAGAAGTATTAGATAATATTGATGATTTTGCAGAAAAACTACGTAGTCTTGCAATCTATACACCTTATACACATCAAACACTTAGCATGTTGAGCAAGGTAGAAGATGAAAATTATGTGCCATCCAAGAATCAAATGGTGCAGGAACTGTTGATGGACAACGAAAAAATGGTCATCATACTGAAAAAATGCTATGATGCAGCTGAAGAAGCTGGTGAACATGGATTTAGTAATTTTTTAGCTGAACGTATGGATGCACACCGTAAACATGGTTGGTTTCTTAGGGCCAGCACCAAACAGGACTAAACATGAGAGCAAAAGAATTCGTAATTAACGAAGGTGCAAAAGCACACGGTACATTCAAAGGTATTGGTGCAAGTGCAGATCTAGCATTGCCAGGTGTATGGGTGCAAAGACAATTACGCAATACTGATCCGTATATGCAATATCGTTATGGGTTGGCCATGGCAGCGAGTCGTGCTGACGCAGCTGGGCATATTGAGTTTGAACAAGAAAGTGGATGGGCTGAAAATTTAACCATTGTGGGATACACAGCCCAAGATGAGGAAGTAATTAAAATGGCTGATAAGCTAATGGGTGTTACAGGCACTCAAGTTGCAGATAGCGCCAGCAGAGAATCACCAGGTGTAAACTCAACAAGCCCTGTGTCCAATTGGAACAACAAAAAATGAACAACGAATTCAAAGCCAAACAATTCAAAGACACTACAGTCTATACATTAGAAAGTGCCACAAGTGGCGGCACCAGTGCAGGTGCTGTGGCCAGTAATAGTGTAGCAATAGGAGGCGTTCAACAACGTCGCTCCAAGGATAGCATCATTGTTCAAGACTACGAAAAAAAAATTGAACCTACAAAACCAAGAAATTTTGTTGCTAAGAATGCTAAGATGGGTGGAGCTGGACAACATAAAGATAAAAAGAAAGCTGAGAAACAAGGCGATGTAAAACACAAGAACAAACAAGTTTCAATAGACGAGGATCATAGCACAGTTGGTATGAATGGTAACCCATTTGGCATGCACAGTTATGCCACTGCTGGAAAAAACACCAGTCGTTGGAGTGGTCAGGGTCGTGATGATTCTGTGCATGAGACTCCCATAGAGATGGATCCCTCAGATCCAATGAACCCCATGATTTATGGTCATGGCGCCAACCCTGCTACACTAAAATATCGCATGATGAGAGCTACAGGTCAATTGAAAGACCTAACACAACGAGCACAAACAGCCAGTGCTGTAGAATGGGAAATGATTGCCAAACAGTTTGATGAATTGACCATGAACATTGAACAAATACGTCATGGCATTGATGAACTGGCCAAAAAACGCAAAAAAGGTGGCATTGGTTCAAGAGGTATTGATGTCCATATTGGTGAAGAAGTTGATGAAGGCTGGAAGTCAGCACTAGGTGGCGCGGCCCTTGCAGGCGCAATGGCACTAGGTGGTGGCGCTCGTGCTCAGTCATCGGGAGAAGACTTTTTACCAGATATTGTTGCTCATGTTACTTTTAAAGTCAATGGTAATACAGTTACCAAAGATATTAATCTAGGAACCAGTTTTAAGTCTCCAGGTGACGCATCAGCTGCACTAGAAAAATTTTTGAAATCTAAAGGTATTAAATTCTACGAGTTTAGCCTTGAACGTGTGTCGGAAAAAGAATACAACAACAATTATCTAGACAAGGCTCCAGCATCCGACACAGGTGCATCTGGTTCTATGGACAGTGGTCCTTACAGTTCAACTGTTAGTTCATCAAGTGACTACATGGCCAAAGAAGGTGTGGCGGAAGGCACGGCCGACCAAACTGTATTCTCTGGCACAGGTTCTAACGGTGGCAAATATGAAATCATTCAAAAAGGTCCAACAGACTTTATAATTCACGCTAACGGTAAACATATTGATACATACTCAAGTTTACAAAGAGCAATGAGTGTTCTTAAAAATGAAGTTCCTGGATTGAAACAAGGTGTGGCGGAAGAGTGGAGTCAAAAATATAAATCCAGTATCAACTGCTCACATCCAAAAGGATTTAGTCAAAAGGCTCACTGTGCTGGTAAGAAGAAGCACGAAGAAAGTATGATGACAATGGAAGCAGTATGCCCAGATTGCGGCATGTGTCAAACACACGGCAGTCTTGATGAGATCAAGAAAGGTGCTAAAGATTCAAATGGGTTTACCAAATGCTGGCCAGGACATCATGCTGCCGGTACCAAAAAAGGTAAAAATGGCGGGCAAGTTCGTAACTGTGTGCCCAATGAAGGTGTGGCAGAAGGCCTGCTTAATTATACAAGAAGACAACAATTAATTCAGTACTTGGCAAAGAAACTGGGCTGGGAAGTGAATTATTTGGAACTTGCCAGCGATCCTGAACTTATCAAATGGTATAAAGCTGCACAAGCAGGCAAAGATCCAATGAAAGCAGAACATGTAGATCCCTATATCGAATCTCTATACACACAACTATCAGAAAAAATTCCTGCCAATGCTCCAGTTAGCGCATATATTGATGATTTCATGAAGGCAGCAAAGACTCCAAATGCCAAAGGTCATCATCAGTTTAAAAATAAAAGTGCAGAAAAAATACAACAAATGGCTGTAGCAGCCAGTTATAGTGCCAAAAATCCCAGCAAAAAGAAAAAATGAGATTACTAGAGTTCTCAGATAGTGATTATGAAATTCATAATCGAACCAAACTGGATCAAATTCTGGTTGAACTCTGCCACCAAATTATCAAAGGAAAACAGCATGATCCTATAAAATATGGGATGGTTGCGGCCTGTGTCTTAGACCCCAAAAACCGCACTGTATTCGGCATTAACGAGGCAGCCGAAAATAATAAAAGACGCCACGCAGAGAGAGTTGCCATGGATCGATATGTTGAACAACATGGAGAAATTCCCAAAGGCAGTATTATCATAACCACATTAAGTCCGTGTAATGAATACAACACACATATGGCCGACGAACGTTATGGAGAAAGTTGCACTGATATCATCAACAACAGCATGGTCAGAAAAGTATACTGCGGATACCAAGACCCCAGTCAGGACAACGAGCGTAATGAATACACTTTGGAACAAACCAGTAATAGTGATGTTAAAGAACTTTGTAAAAAATTTGCTGATACATTTTTGGATAATGCACACAAAAACTTATCAGAAAACACTGCGGCAGGTATCACCAAGGCGTTCAACAACCTAGGCGATCCTGTGTTTGCCAATCTGCAACGTGTGGCATTGTTGGCTATGCAAGGTAGACAAAGCGAAGCCGCTGGTCGACTGCAAACAGTTATCAAGGATGCTGATCCTGCTGTGCAGAAGAAAATTACGGATGCTGTGAACAACATCAAGCCTGTGACCATAAACGGTCGTGTGGCAGATTCCAGCACACTAGACAAAAGCAAACAGCACAATGACTGGATCATAAACACATTCATTCCATGGGTGCAATCTTTATTGGGTCAGCAAGCTGTGGCGGAAAACTTTGCTGATGGTAAGAATCCAGGGCGCAAAGGTCTAGCCAAACGTGTAGGCGTCAACACCAAAGCGTCAGTGAGTAGTCTACGCAACACAGCCAAACATTCATCAGGTGAAAAGCAACGCATGGCCCACTGGCTGGCCAACATGAAAGCTGGACGAGCAAAAAAATAATCAATAATTGTTGACTTATACTGATAAATCCTTTATTATAAGTGATAAAGGAGATAGATATGAGTAAAGCATTTGGTGCTCCCGAACAAGCAAAGATCAAACAGATTGTGGCCGAAGGCGTCACAGTCATGCAGGAAATTCAGGATCTTACTGAAGGTTTGAACGAAACTATTAAAGCAGTGGCTGAAGAATTAGAAGTCAAACCCAGCGTAATCAAAAAAGCAATTCGTATTGCACAAAAAGATCAGTGGGATCAGGTATTTCGAGAGTTTGATGATCTTGAAACTATTGTAGATATTAGTGGCCATGCTCACATGAGAAAAGACGAACAATGAATATATTTTTTAACGCAGCCAATGATGTGTATCAGTGGATCAAAGATGACTACAAAACATATCCTTTTAGATTCCTTATTGAATTCATAGCATGGGCGATTTCCATTGGTTGTGCAATAACTATGGCAGTCACTGTGCCTAATCCACCATTATTAACTTTGTATCCAATTTGGATTGTTGGATGCACATTGTATGCGTGGGCTGCCTATACTCGAAAAAGTTTTGGTATGCTGGCCAATTATACCTTAATTGTTTTTATAGATAGTACTGGTTTAATTAGGATGTTGATATCTTGAAACAAATGGAACCCACAGTTGAACCAATTTGGTTACCAAATTTTCCTTTATGGCAAACTAAACTATCTGACGAAATACTGGGACCAATAAAATTGGAAATAGATCAAATCAAATCCAATTTTAGTAGTGCAATATCTCACAATAACTATTTGGTGGGAAATTTAGATCATTCATATGAACTAATCATCAGTAAGCAACAAATTGAAAAACTAGTGCTTCCAATGTGTTTGAAATACATACGTACATATAATTATGAAAATTTAGCTAAAAACTTAAATTTTGAATTAGAATTAAGCAAGGTATGGGTAAATTTTCAACAACGTTATGAATTCAACCCTTGTCATTCCCATAGTGGCGATTTTAGTTTTATAATATGGATTGATATTCCCTTCAGCATGGGGGACGAGTATGCTGTTGCACCAGGTTCAAAATCTGCTGGCCTTGTACCAGGACATGTGTGCTTTTATTTAACAAATACTTTGGGATCTATATTGCCATACGATTTTCCAGCCGATAAAACTTTTAACAATAACATGTTGTTGTTCCCGGCCTCTTTTATGCATTCTGTAAATCCTTTTTATAGCACTGATAGTTATAGAATTTCAGTGTCTGGAAATATAGAAATTATAACTACAATTTCATAAATAACTATGAGCAAGGTTGTATCAGCCATAAATGATAATCAAGGTATTTGGGAACCACAAATCCCATAAAGGAAAAGAATAAATGAGTTATTGCGATGCTATCTGGAACCGTGAAACAGACATAGTCAATGTTGTTGAACGAGATCCTGTCAAGGGTAGAGTTTACAAAGAATATCCTGCCCGTTATCTATTTTATTACCCAGACCCTAAAGGAAAATACAAAAGTATCTTTGGGGAAAATCTTACCAAAGTATCAGCGAGAAGTTTTAAAGATTACATCAAAGAACAAAGAATACATAGTAATCATAAGCTGTATGAAAGTGACATCAATCCTGTATTTAGGTGTCTAGAGGAAAATTATCTTGGCAAAGATACTCCCAATTTAAATGTAGCATTTTTTGACATTGAGGTGGACTTTGATCCAGAGCGTGGCTACGCAAGTCCTGATGATGCATTTATGCCAATCACTGCCATATCAGTACATCTGCAATGGTTAGATACTTTGGTGTGTTTGGCTATACCGCCAAAGACACTGACCATGGGGCAAGCACAAGAACAGATTAAAGAATTTCCCAACACTATATTGTTTGAAACAGAACATGAAATGTTAGACACATTTCTTAATTTAATTGAAGATGCAGATGTGTTGAGTGGATGGAATAGTGAGGGTTTCGATATTCCGTATACTGTAAATAGAGTTATCAAAGTGTTAAGTAAAGAAGATACACGCAGATTTTGTTTATGGAATCAATATCCTAAAAAAAGAGAATACGAAAAATACGGAAAGAAAGCAGTCACTTATGATTTGATTGGTCGCGTACACTTGGATAGCCTTGAACTATATAGAAAATATACTTACGAAGAACGTCATACCTATCGACTAGATGCAATTGGCGAGATGGAAATTGGTGAAAACAAAACAGTGTATGAAGGAACGTTAGATCAGTTATATAATAATGATTTTAAAAAGTTCATTGAGTATAACAGACAAGATACTGCATTGTTGAATAAGTTAGATAAAAAATTAAAATTTATCAGTTTAGCCAATACTGTAGCCCATGAAAATACGGTATTATTACAAACTACTATGGGGGCTGTGGCTGTTACTGAACAGGCCATTGTTAATGAAGCTCACCATCGAGGCATGATGGTGCCCAGTCGTCCTAAAAGAGATCCTAATGCCAATAATCAAGCCGCAGGTGCCTATGTTGCTGTTCCTAAAAAAGGACTTCATGATTGGATTGGTAGTATGGACATTAACAGTTTGTATCCCAGTGTAATTCGTGCATTGAATATGGGCCCAGAAACTATTGTTGGTCAATTACGTCAAGATTATACTCGAGAAGAAATTGAAACCAAAATGGCTAAAAACGGTGGAAAGTTTGCTGAAGCATGGGAGGGTAAATTTGGTAGTAACGAATATGAATTTGTCATGAATCAGGATCGAGTCAATGACATTATTATTGATTGGGAAGACGGACGTACTGATGTAATGAGTGGTGCTCAAATTTACGAATTAATTTTTGAAAGTAATAATCCATGGATGATCAGTGCTAATGGTACTATTTTTACTTACGAGAAGGAAGGTATTATTCCAGGATTATTAAAGCGATGGTATTCAGAGAGAAAGGACATGCAGGCCAAACTCAAAGAAGCAATCAAAGCAGAAAATAAAATTGAAGAAGAATATTGGGATAAACGTCAGTTGGTCAAGAAGATTAACCTAAATAGTCTGTATGGTGCAATTTTGAATTCAGGGTGCCGATTTTTTGATAATAGAATTGGACAATCAACTACACTGACTGGTCGAGGTATTGCCAAACATATGGCTGCTAAAATAAATGAAGTAATTACTGGGGATTATAACCATACTGGTAAGGCCGTTATATATGGAGATACTGACAGTGCCTATTTTAGCGCATATACATCATTGAAAAATGAAATTATCAAAGGTGAAATTCCATGGTCTAAAGATAGTATCGTTCAACTTTATGATACCATTGCTGAAGAAGTCAATACAACATTTCCACAGTTTATGCTGGATGCACATCATTGTCCAAAAACTCGAGGAGATGTTATTCGAGCTGGTCGAGAAGTTGTTGCTATCAAAGGTTTATTCATTACCAAAAAAAGGTATGCAGTTCTTTATTATGATAAAGAAGGTAAACGCAGTGATATAGATGGAAAACCTGGAAAAATTAAAGCCATGGGGTTAGATCTTAAACGCAGTGATACTCCTGAATTTATGCAACAATTTTTGGAAGAAGTATTAACTCAAGTACTAAACGGCGCTGAAGAACAGGAAATTCTAGATATGATTACTACTTTTAGAACAGAATTCAAATCACGACCTGGCTGGGAGAAAGGTAGTCCCAAACGTGCTAATAATATTGCCGCTTATCAAGCCAAAGAAGAAAAAATGGGCAAGGCCAATATGCCTGGACATGTCCGAGCAGCTATTAACTGGAATACGCTAAAACGCATGAATGGAGACAAGTACAGTCAACAAATTGTAGATGGCATGAAAGTCATTGTCTGTAAAGTTAGGCCTAATGCTTTAGGATATACCAGTATTGCATATCCAGTAGACGAATTAAGATTACCCAAATGGTTTCAAGATTTACCTTTTGATCATGCAGAAATGGAAGCTGTAATTATCAATAACAAGATTAAAAATCTTATTGGAGTATTAGAATGGCGGTTGGAAGATACCCTAGATACTAATACATTCTCATCATTATTTTCATTTGACTAATATGAACTCTAAAATATTAAACATGTTCCCATATGTAGAATTATTTGATTCTTTTTTATCTAAAGAAGAAATTCAATCATTACAAATTGATCAGATTCTTTTTGAAAAAAGTCCTCAATTTGATTTTACCATTAAACAAAATGTGATTGGCGATTATAGAAATAGTTGGACTTATCATCCCGTAGATGATAGATTTAACTTTATAATGGATCGCTCATTTGATTTGCTCAAAAACTATTTGCCAAAACTTGAAAAAACTTCTTTAGAAAGAATACAAATTACAAAATATTTAACTGGTGAATATTATAAACCTCATTTTGATTATTTTAATATTCCCCCACATCATTTAGACGTAGTTAAAATTGATCGACGTGCTACTTTTATAATTTATTTTAATGATAATTTTGAAAATGGTACTACATTTTTTCCACACTTAAATTTAAATATAATTCCAAAAGCTGGATCTGCATTATTTTTTAGATATGATTACGATGATCCAAAAGTTAAATCTGATACATTACATAGCGGAGAAATTGTAATGAATGGAACAAAATATATCGCAACCATATGGATAGCTGACATTGATTCAAAAAATCAAAAATAACTATTGACACATTGTCAATACCTAAATATAATTACATAAAGGAAAATAAAATGCAATCACTATTAAAAGACATTGTCGCACATACAAACAAGTTAGGTTTTCTTAACATTGTCAAAGTCACTGGCACTAAAGATAAAACATCAATTGACAGCATGGCTGAAGATCGCACTGTTATCATGTATGCGGAAACTGCCAATCCATACCCTGAAATGATTGGCGTATTTGGTATGCCACAACTGGACAAACTTAGGTATTTGGTTGAGGGTAAGGAATATCAAGAAGAAGCCAAAATTGAACTTCTTACTGGCCAACGTAATGGAGTGGATATTCCCACTGGTTTACATTTTGAAAATGCAGATGGCGATTTTAAAAATGACTACAGATTCATGAATCAGGACATTATCAATGAAAAATTGAAGACTGTCAAATTCCGTGGTGCCAATTGGCATGTGGAAGTAAACCCCAGCATTATTGCAATCAACAGATTTCAATTCCAGGCAGGTGCTAACACTGAACATACATCATTTTTAGCAAAGACTGATGGCGATAAGCTAATTTTTAGTTTTGGTGATGCCAGTAGCCATGCAGGCGAATTTATATTTGCCACAGGTGTGACTGGTAAAATTACCAAAGCATGGACATACCCAGTCAGTGCAGTAATGAGTATTTTAAAAATTGCCGATGCCAATAACACGCTAATGAGTTTCAGCAATGACGGCGCCTTGCAAATTACACTGGACAGTGGTATTGCAGTTTACAAATATATTATTCCAGCACAGGCATGATAAAAGGGTTAACGGGCGGTCGGGGCATTGCTGTAAACGGTGGTAACACTAGTTTGCCTTATGTTGGTCCTAATACCAGCAACCCGGTAACGGGTATGCTCCGTATCAACGGCACAGAAATGGAAGTGTTTACTGGCAGTGGCTGGCAAATGATTGGTACAAGTTATGCCACTGTTGAACTTGATACTGAAACAATAATGTTGTTAGACTGGGCAAGGAAAAAGAAACGTGAAGAAGAAGTTCTAGCATCATTACCCAATGATAACCCTGCTGTTAAACTTGCTAGACAAAATATAAATCGTATTAAACAAGAACTTGCTCAAGCAGAAGAACAGTTAAAAATAACAGAGATATTGACACATGAAGAAACCACCAGTTAATTTATCACCTTTACAGGATGGCATGGCAGTTTATTTGCCAGCTATCAGTACATTTTACCAAACATATGTTGCCAAACAACGGTTAGGTAAATTTATTGAAGACAACAGAATCCCCAAAGGTTTTGATCGTGGCATTGAAGGCATGAATTTTCTCAATGAAGAACAAGGCTATTTTACCTACAAATATGGTCTGTATTCTGCAGGTCATGCACAACTTGATTTGAACAAGAGTTTGACACAAGAAAGCATGATACAAGATCGAGACAGAAGTAAAACATTGATCTTAGGTGATTCTGGCGGATTCCAAATTGGTAAAGGTGTACTAAAATTTGATTGGTTGGATTTTGAAGGTAAAAACGCTAACAAGACTAGGCAAAGCATTTTAGAATGGTTAGAATGCACTGCTGATTGGAGCATGATGTTGGACGTTCCCACATGGGCGTGTGATCACAATCATACTGAAAAAACTGGATTAAAGACTTTCGAAGACTGTTTGGAAAAAACTAAATTCAATAATGAATATTTTTTAAAGAATAGACTGGGTCAAACTAAATTCCTAAATGTACTACAGGGTAGTGATTGGGAACGAGCTGAACAATGGTATAACGGAGTCAAGGAATTCAGTGATCCTGCAGTATGGGGAGACAAGGCCGCAGAAGGTTGGGCCATGGGAGGTGCCAACATGAGCATGATGGATGTCACACTTAAACGTCTAATGACCATGCGAGATGATGGTATGCTAAAAGGCAAAAATTGGATGCACTTTTTGGGCACAGCCCAATTAGACTGGGCTTGTTTTTTAACACTGATTCAAAGACAAATAAGGAAACACATCAATGAAGAAATTACCATATCTTTTGACTGCGCCTCACCGTTTATTGCCACAGCACACGGACTTGTCTACACAAATCCACAACATTCGATCAAACGGTGGAGCACTATTATGGAAAAAGCCCCAGACAACAAAGCACTTGCAGAATCTAAAATCCCATTCCCATGGGACAGTGAAATTGCCAGCAGAATAACAATGGGCGATCTTTGCTGGTATAAACCAGGCATGTTAAATAAAATTGGCAAGGAAGGTAAGACTAGTTGGGATAGTTTTAGCTATGCATTGATGATGGCACATAATGTCAACAGTCACATTACCAGCGTACAACGTGCTAACCAACTAATGGACATTGAAATTGCTAAAACTCAAGGTAAGATTAACTGGCGCACTTGGAGAGCTGTCAAAGCTAATGACAGCAGTTTTGATCAATACAGTGACTGGGTTCCACGCAATATACTATATTTTGCTAACTTTATTGAAGACCTGTTTAACACCAAAGATAAAAAATCAGCATTTGAAATGATTGAGGATGGAATTACATTCCTAAGGGCTCTTGAAGGCACACGTAGTCGAGATGGAATGGCAAAAAATACATTCTTTAATTTATTTGATACTGAAGAAATGGTCTTAGACAAAAGTGTATCAGAAGTTTCAGCAATGCCAATTTTAGATGAAGATAAACTCATAGATTTGGAAAATAGTATCAATGAATAAATTTACCGACTTTCCCGAACAGCCCAGACGCATGACAGCTGACGAGGGAGAATTCTATTTTGATACCATGCTGTTACAGATAGCACAATTTGCCCCCAATGAAATTGTTGCTGTTGCAAGAAGCGGATTCAGTTATGGTATGTGGGTGTCACAGATGTTGAAACTGCCCTTAGGTGCATATTGGTCAGAACGTGGAGAATTAATCACCAGCAGTGATCCTGAACGTTTGGTGTTTGTGGACGACAATATTCTGTCAGGCAGCACATACAACGATACCAAACTGTTCATGGAAAGATATTACCCCACTACTGAATGGCGTTGGGCAGTATTGTTTAGTGATTGGCATACTCCCATAGATATTCGTAACGAAATTATACAAGGTGTTAGACTGCCATACTTTGCTGAAGAGCCAATATGGGGAAGTAAAAAAATTAGCCAAGATTATGGAGTGAGGTATAGAGATGAATAAAATTGCTTTTGACTTAGATGGTGTATTAATCCCTGATTATAATGTAATTCCTAATCTTACAGATGAGGAATTTTTTAATCAAACCCTATATACCAAACCTTTGATTAACCCATTATTGCCGTTTGACATAGTAACTGCTAGACTAGAGATACATCGTGATGTTACAATTAAATGGTTGCAACAACTACAACGTATGCCAATTAATTTGTACATGCGGCCATCGTTAGATGAAACCCCAGCTGAATTTAAATTTAGAATGTGCGTAGAACAAGATTACGAAATTTACGTTGAAAGTGATCCAGTTATTTCTTCAGAAATGGTTGATCTTTGTGTTAAACACAATCACAAACTTGTTGTAATACATTATGACACATGGGTTATGCACAGTTTGGCAAACTTTAAAATCTCTTAATATGAAAACAAGTTTAATTATTGGAATGGGTATCGGCAATTTATATGCCACAATATTAGACACTCTTGGTCACGGTGTAATTACCGTTGACTCTGATCCTAATAAAAAAGCAGATTTCTTAGCTGTAGATGATGCTATCAAAGAGTGCCGTTTGTTTGATACTGTGCATATTTGTACTCCCAATTTCACGCATTTTGAATTAGCTGCCAAAGTGGCCAAATATAGTAAAATTGTTTTTATTGAAAAACCAGGTGTAGCCAGTAGTAATATATGGGAAAGTTTAATTAAGTCTTTTCCCAATACTAGATTTATGATGGTTAAGAATAATATGTGGCGCAGTAATATTGCTGATTTACTTTATCAAGCAACTCATTCAAAACAGGTACATATTCATTGGTTACGTAAAAATTGTATTCCAAATCCAGGTAGTTGGTTTACTACTAGAGAAAAAGCATTTGGTGGTGTTAGTAGAGATTTAATGCCACATTTGTTAAGTTTGTTTGTTGCCATGAATCCTAAATGGAAACAAGCACAAGTAACCGGAAAAATGGCATTGACTTGCTGGAATCTAGAAAGTATTGAAAGTACCGAATACGGCACAGTAAATCCAGCAGGCACTTACAATGTAGATGATCGGTGTCATATATTATTTGGTAACAAATGGACTTTACTAGCAGACTGGCGTACTATGAAAGAAGACGATAGCTCTATTAAATTTATCATGGAAGATAATAGCATAGAAAAATTTGAATTAGGTTGGTGCCCAGAAGAAGCATATCATAATATGATTGTTGATGCTATTACAAACGAAGACAATCAAGAATTTTGGCAAAATCAATTAGAAATAGATTTATGGATACATAAAAGTATTGAAAATTTATGAAAGTGAGATGCTTACAAACTACAGGTCAAGGTTATTTTGAAGAAGTTTCCTATGAAGTTCCCCCTTGCGGAGAAGATCAAATACGTGTAAGAAATGTTATGACTGGAGTTTGCCGTAGTGATATTGATATGATGCAAGGTACCTTTGGCCCGTTGCCATTAGAGATGCAGGGTCACGAAGGATTAGGAGAAGTTGTTGAAATTGGTGAAAAAATAGAAGACTATATAAAAATTGGTGATTTTGTAGCCACTCGCGGTGAACCTGCCTACGCAGACTATTATAATGTTCAAAAAGATGAATTTGTGTTAGTACCAGAAGCTCATCCCAGATATATCATAGAACCTGTAGCCTGTGCAATTAATCTAATACAGCACGATTTTTATAAAATTAAAAATATTGCCAAATACGGAGAAGTTTTGATTATTGGTAGTGGATTTTTATCATGGGTTGCCTACAACTATTTGGCACTATTTTCAAAAGATGAAAATATTGATATACTAGGATCAAATAATCAAAATATTTGGGGTGATCGGTTATTATCAAAAACTGAAAAAACTTATGACATAATTATTGACCTTAGTGGAAAATACAGTTTAGGTATAGATATTGGCCTAAATAATAACGCATTGATCATTGATGGTGTTGGTAAAGCAGTGAATCGAGATGAAGCACAACAGCAATTATGGAAATCCTGTACTACGATTCGCCCTAGCCCCCGGAATCCAAATTTTCATCAATGTATGATTGATGCTGTTTGGATGATTGAAAATAAACATATTGATGTTGACAAATTTTGGACTCGAGCGTATAATCGTAATACAGAATGGCAACAGGCATTTGCGGATGGTTTGGATCGTCCAAATGGCTATAGTAGAGGGTTTATCAATTGGCGATAAACTTTCAAGGAAATTATATTGTTTGAGTTTAATAATATTGAAAAAATAGATATTGAAACTATAGATGGATCAAATATCTATACAATAGATAATTTTTTCAAAAATCCTGATTCTATATTAGAATATCTTCTAGCAACACCACCATTTATACACAAAGGTAATGAACATCCGTCTTTTAATACCGTTCATTTTTTTGAAGGTCGCCATGTTATTGATGATCCTCAAATAGGCATAATACAAAAAACATTGATGTCTATATGCGGGGTAAACGATTTATCAACAAGTCAAATTTATTCTAATGTAGCATATTTTAAAGATTTAGTCTTCAATGATTACAAAAATAATTATTGGTGGCCACATAGAGATTCTGGTTATAATTGTTTGATTTATATGAACAAGTTTGAAATTGACGGAACAAATATATACGAAGAAGTTTCCCCAGAAGACAGATTATATCTACATGAAAATAAAATAAATGAGCATCAAGCCCCTTGGAGATCTAAACGATTTTATAATATAATCAAAACTATCCCTGCAAAATATAATAGACTAGTTATGTTTGATGGTAAGAAATTCTTACATAACATGGCGATTAATGACGATACTTTTTTCCATCAATATAGATTAAATTTAGCATTATTTTTTAAATGAGGTACCCACATGGCATTAAATACTAACCAAAGACAAAATATAATTTACTTTACAGGATACGAAGTTGAACATACTATTTGTCACGGTATGAAAACATTATTTGTTGTAGGAACTCCGCCATTGGAGGAAATATTACAACAAGCAAACAAAGATATTGAAATTAAACATATATATTTTGGTACCAGTCAAAGTTTTAATCCTCAAAATTATGATGATTGGAAAACTTGGGGTAATCTTATTACAGGTTGTTTAAATGAAAATTATTGGGTCACCTTAGACTTTGATGTAAAGTATGCTGAGGAAATACATGAAGATGGTTGGTGTGAAAATGATAGATTTGTTCCAATGATCAGTGTAAAGGTACCCTACATCAAACTCTACAATTATAATGCCACGCTGAAAATTGATGATCGTACTTGGGGAGCAACAAATACAGGTGTGTGGACACATCAATTGCATAATCTAATGAATAAAGAAAAATATACTTATTGGGATCAATATACTAAGGATACACCAGTATGACAATTAAAATAGATTTTGATTGTGATCTTGTTTTGATGGAACTAACAATTAGTAAATTTAATACTTTTGGCGTTGATAATGAAAAATTAGCTAAAGAAGTTTTAAAAAATATTGATATCAGGTTGACCAATGATCTCAATGACACTAAAATTGAAGATAGTTTATTAGAAATCCCAGAACATAGTGAGGCAAATAAACTAATATCAGCTATTAATGATTTTGTTAAAGATAAGAGACTTAGAAACATGGAGCAGTGGGGGCAAATACATCGTCCATTGGAGAGTACAAATTTGCATCGTCATGGAAATTATCCATTTGCGTGGGTGTATTATGTGCAAGTGCCACCTGGTTCAGGTGATCTTACATTTTGGTTTTTCGATAAATTTAAAAATCATATAACCCCCGAAGTAGGGTCAATTATATTGTTCCCAGGCTGGATGCAACATTCTGTGAGTAAAAATACTGGAAAAGACATACGAATTAGCGTATCTGGCAATCTTAATTACATCAATTAAATTATGAATATTAAACAAGACGTTAGACCTTCAACAATGACCTTTATTAAAGTACGTACAGAATTTGAAGGGTTTCATTATTACCCCAATGCTGGTAGTATTGATCCCCGTATCAAATTTTTAGAAAACGAACATCGTCACATGTTCAAAGTTGAAGTAAAAATTTCAGTCACTCATCTTGATCGAGAATTAGAATTTTTCTTAGTCAAATGGGCGCTACATAATTTCATTAAATCAGGCAATCAAAATCATAAAAGTTGTGAAATGATTGCTACTGATATTTTGGAAAATCATCTTTTACCTAATTATGGTCAAAGATATTATGAAGTAGTAGTATCAGAAGACGGCGAGTCCGATGGTATTATTGAATACAAACCTTAAACAATTAATAAAAGGAAAACACATGGCACTGCCTACATACGTCAAGAAAACTTTAAAAATGAAGACTGAGGTTACTCGTATTTTTGATGATCTTGACCAGTGGTTAGACTATTGTAGGTTTAACTTAATTAAATTCGATGCCAAGGACTTATACCGTAGTCCTGACTATCGAAAATTCCAGCAGGAACAGGAATACTTAGAACGCAAGGCACGACGTGAGCGTGAAGGTCGTCCTGAGCCGATTAAAAATAAAGAATATCGGCCAGACTTTAATCGTGGCGGAAATAATCGTTATCAGCAATGACGATTTTTTTAATTGATCTAGAATCAGTTTCCACTCGTTATACCTGCGAATGGAAATTGCATTTACCTTATCTACTTAAAAAGGCAGGACACAATGTTCAAATTATTTCTGGACCTACGGATATTCCGACTGCTACCACTCCTGGGGCTTTTCTCAATTTTGGTGGAACTAACATATATAAAGCTAGTCAAGTTGAGCAGATGGGCCGTTTATTTTGTAGTGGATCCGTTCATCCTGGCGACCACTTTGTTTTTACTGATGCTTGGCATCCAGGCATTATAAACTTAAAGTACATGAGTGAACTACTGGGTATTCCAGTAACTACACATGGCTTATGGCATGCTGGCAGTTACGATCCTCAAGACTTTTTAGGTCGGCTTGTGGGCAATAAGCCTTGGGTCAGAAATGCTGAAAAAAGTTTCTATCACGCATTTGATCATAACTACTTTGCTACAGAATTCCATGTTAAGTTATTCATAGACGAATTACTTCATGCTGGATATCCTCAAGAAAATCCTTGGTATGAAGAGGACTTTGCTGAACGCTACGATGGTGGTAAAATTGTAAGGTCAGGATGGCCCATGGAGTATATGGTGGATACATTAATTCCATATAAAAATTTACCCAAACGTGATTTAATTTTATTTCCGCATCGCATTGCTCCAGAAAAACAAGTTAATATCTTTCGTGACTTAAAAGAGCATTTGCCACAATATGAGTTTGTAGTTTGTCAAGATCAACCATTAACCAAACATGAATATCACACCTTATTAAGTCAAGCAAAAATAGTATTTTCAGCCAACTTGCAAGAAACATTGGGTATTAGTTGCTACGAGGGTGCTATTGTAGATGTTATTCCTATGGTTCCAAATCGGTTGTCATATACAGAAATGTATTACGAAGGATTCAAGTATCCCAGCGAATGGACACAAGATTGGGATAGCTATCTAATACATAGACAGGAATTGTGTCATCATATTGTTGTCACAATGGCAAATTATGAAAAAAGATTGGGACAACTGTATAAACAAACGGAAGATTTGACTAAACATTTTTTTAGTGCAAATAAATTATTAGAAAGAATTACAAAGGACGAAGAATGAATTCCATTGACATGGCCAATAATTTGATTTTTAGAGCTAAACATTTACAGGAGTTTGTTGTTAATACTGAAATTTCAGAAGGATTTCAATTTAATGGTGTGATTCCATATGATATAAAAATTGTTGGCAACAATTTAGAAGCTAAAGTATGGGCAGTTGATTTTGATGAAGCCGTACATAGACTTAATGAATTTTTGGAGATTTGTAAATGAAATGGTTTTTTAATTGGTTGGATAGAATGGGTCGAAAACGTATTATCATGGATCGACAGAATAACGAACCGTATCTTGAACGTTATTATGTATTATTCAATACCCGTAAACATTTTCCATTTAACGTGTTCATTCATAAATTCCTAAAAGGTGATCCCGACGATGTTCATGATCATCCTTGGCCCTATGCTACGTTTATTTTGACCGGCGGTTATTATGAATGGGTGCCCGTGTTTAACACCTTGGGTCAAAAGATCAATGAAATAAAATATTGGCGTGGCCCTGGACATTTTAGAATTAGTCAACCTACTAGCTATCATCGAATTGAATTAAAAGAAGGTGTAACTGCATGGACTCTGTTTATGCCAGGACCTCACAAACGTGAATGGGGATTCCTTGTCAACAACAAGTGGATTCATAATGAAAAATACCTTACTGACAAGGCCCAACAATGAACGACCATGATGTTAAAAAAAGAATGATGGAATTAATGGAGCCAATTAATCGCCAAATTATGATGTGTGATGATCGAGAAGATTTACTCATGTTAGCATCTTGTATGATGATTTTGGTTAAAGACTTATTTGATAATGAAATTGGTGAAGAAGGACGAAAATTAATGTTTAAGGATCTTGTATGAATGAACAACTACGGGAAATCTTGTTAATAACACAAGAGGAATGTGCAGAGGTCACACAGGCAATCAGCAAGTGTTTTAGATTTGGTTTGGACAACGCCAAACCCAATAAACCTCTAACCAATGCAGAACATCTTGAAGGTGAGATTGGGGATTTACTTGCCATGATTGATCTGTTAAAATTATATAATGTTGTTAGTGATCAAGGCCTAAATAAAGCCAAGCAGGCCAAGATTGAAAAACTAAAAGTATGGTCCAACATCTATAAAGATCAGGAAAAATAATATGAGCAAAATTAAAGTAGCAGAGTTATTTTATTCAATTCAGGGTGAAGGCAGATACATGGGAGTGCCCAGCGTGTTCCTTAGAACATTTGGTTGTAACTTTACCTGTGACGGCTTTGGGATGGCTAGGGGAGAGAAAAGTCACGAAAGACATGATATCTCTCAAGTGGCTCATATGTTTAACAAATATGAAGAGCTACCACTAGTAAGTACAGGCTGCGACTCCTATGCCTCATGGATGCCAGAGTTTAAAGACCTAAGTCCAATGCTAACCAGTGATGCTATTGCAGATCGTATTGCAGAGATTATTCCGCATGGTGAATGGAAGGATGAACACTTGGTCATCACAGGTGGTGAACCGTTGCTAGGTTGGCAACGTGCTTATCCAGACTTGCTAAACAATCCTAAGATGGCAGGTTTGAAAGAGATCACGTTCGAAACAAACGGCACTCAAAAGCTAACAGAAGAGTTTAAACATTATTTAGGCGAATGGACTGCCAAACAATGGGATAGAGAAGTTACATTTAGTGTAAGTGCCAAACTGCCATGCAGTGGTGAGAAGTGGGAAGAAGCTATTCTTCCTGAAGTAGTTTGCGACTATGAAAAACGTGGTACAGCATATTTGAAGTTTGTTATTGCTACAGAACAAGACTTTGCTGATGCTGAATGTGCTATTGCCGCATATCGTAAAGCAGGTTTCACAGGACATGTTTATCTAATGCCAGTTGGCGGTGTGGAAAGTGTTTACGCATTGAACAATCGTAATGTAGCATTGTTAGCAATGAAACATGGTTTGAGATACAGTGATCGGCTTCAAGTTCCTCTCTTCAAGAACCAATGGGGAACCTAAAATGATAGTGGATAAAATATTAAGTTTTTTTAAAAATCAAAAAACTAAAGACACCGCAGAGTTATCATTACCCGCGGTTAAAACTGAAAAAGAGATTGCCACCGAACTCAAAGAACCTTATATTGCTGTTTTGAATACTCATGTTAATCCAGATAATATCCGTAACGGATTTTTTGAACTTGACTGGAACGAATACTTTGTGTTACAATTACGTACAGCAGGATATTCTGGCGAGACAGATGAAGCTGTGGTTGATGCTTGGTTCTCTGAACTTTGCAGGAATGTTGGTGCTGAGGAAAATATTGATATGGAACGTAGAAGTTCAGGTTATATCAATATTAATAATTTAGGCAATGGCAAAACGGAAGTTAGTTAATGAATAAAACATATATTCTTGTTGATACTGCTAATACTTTTTTTAGAGCTAGACATGCGGTGCGTGGTAGCCTAGAAGATAAAATTGGTATGAGTATTCATACTGTATTGGGCAGTATACGTAAGGCATGGCGAGATTTTAAAGGTGATCATGTAGTGTTTTGTTTAGAGGGAAGAAGCTGGCGTAAAGATTATTATGCTCCTTATAAACGACAACGTGCTGAAGGCCGGGCCGCTGCCAGTCCTAGTGAACAAGAAGAAGAACGAGTGTTTTGGGAAACTTTTGATCAATTTAAAGATTTTATTAAATCTAAAACTAATGCAACAGTATTACATCATTCTCAATTAGAAGCAGATGATTTAATTGCAGGATTTATTCAAACACACCCAAATGATAATCATGTTATTATCAGTACTGACGGCGACTTTGCACAACTGATTGCACCTAATGTCAAACAATATAACGGTGTGATGGAAATTACAACTACGCATGAAGGATATTTTGATGCTAAAGGTAAACGTGTTGTTGATAAGAAAACTAAACAAGAAAAAGCGGCTCCGGATCCAACCTGGTTGTTATTTGAGAAGTGTATGCGTGGTGACACCTCCGACAACATCTTTAGTGCTTATCCAGGAGTACGTGAAAAAGGCACAAAGAATAAAGTCGGTCTCCGTGAAGCATTTGCCGATAGAGAATCCAAAGGATACTCGTGGAACAACATGATGTTGCAACGTTGGTCTGATCACGAAGGTTTTGAACATAGAGTTCTAGATGATTACAATCGTAATGTACAATTATGCGATTTGACAGCTCAACCAGAAGAAATTAAAACAATTATTCTTGACACAATTAATGATGCTATTAATTTAGAAAAAAATATTACACAAGTTGGTGTTAGATTTATGAAGTTTTGTGCGGAGTACGATATGCAAAAAATTAATGAACAAGCCGCTAGCTATGTGGAACCATTAAATGCGAGGTATATTAAAGAATGAATTCTACCGCTAAAGTGTTAATACCTGATAGAGAATGGATAATCAAAGACGGCGATAATAAAATTGCTTCTATATCCAAAGTCAAAAAAGGATATTTGGTATTACATAACGGTGTATCAATACCATTTAAAGATCTAGCCGAAATAAAATCAGCAATTGGTATTGCATTTTTTGAAGAAAGTATCAAAAATCGAAAACGAGAAGAAACTGCTCCTTATAATATCTATGGGTTTCCCTGCAAGTCCAAACCCTATGAGCCATTATATAACGTACAGAAAAAATTGCCATTATATACAAAAAGAGCCAAAAGCAAAAGCCAACATTGTGCAGGTCATTACATTATTAAATTTAGAAAAGGGTGGGTTAAAAGCTTCAGCCCCAAATTAATTACATTGGAAAGATATCCATTTCAGGGTCCCTGGAAAACTGAAGAAGAATCAAAACAAGCATTGAGAAAGGCTAATCATTCATGCGACAACTAAACACTATACCTATTGAAAATTTTTTAGATAAAGCTAGAATTGCCATTAAAAGTAACCAAAAATCAGTGACTTTAGATATCAAAGAAGTTGCTGATTTACAAAATAGTCTAGCAATAGTGATGACCAGATTAAGTGGTGAATTGGATCAAAATTCCAATAATGATGATCCTATCCAAATTAAAATGACTGGCGGGACTTTTTAAATACTAGAATAAATATATGCTAAGGAGCATATACTTAATGTCTAGGCCAAAACCAAAAATATTATTAGAAATAACTAACAAAAAAACCTATAAAACAGAGCAGGTTTTGGATGCTGAAGCTATTTGGGCTGTATTTTATCAAGATAAACCCATTAATTTAAAAACCAATAGTATTGTAGCTCAAAAAGTAGGTCCAAAATATAAAAAAATCAGTTTCAGTAATCCTGGCCATGCTATTAATCTTGCCGAAAAACTCAATAAGCTATTCAATACTTCAGAGTTTTCTGTGTATAAGTTAGTTACTGGGGAAAAAATGCCCAATGAATCAAAAAATTGATTTAACAAAATACATAGCAGAACAATGTAATTTACCTACCGACGAAGAAACTATCAAAAAGTTAATGATTCAATGGTGGTTCAATCCAAGAAAAAAATCATCAGGGGGTCTTAGACTCACTGATGAAGGATTTTCTACAATTTCAGAACATATCAAAGTGCATCGTGTGATCATTGATAAACCTATAAAATATACTAATAAGATTATAATTTGGTTAGACAAATATATTGACAGTCCATGGTATGTTACTAGTAAAGAAGTGTATGTTTTTCACGAAAAAATGGCGGTGCAACTGGTGTTATTTTCCGGCAACATAGCTAGATATTCCGAAATAAAAGCGTCTGCTAGTTGACAACATTAAAAATCTGCTGTATAATTTATACATATTGTAAAGCAAGGTGCCTACAATACAACTTTTAAGAAAGAGCGGAAATGGCAGAACAAATTAGCACTAATCGCACAGTCACTCCTAACGAAGCAAAACGTAGCATTCGTAAATGTATCAAAATTCAACGTCCTGTTTTTATGTGGGGGCCTCCAGGAATTGGTAAATCTGACATCGTTAAACAAATTGGCGATGAAACAAATCGTGATGTTATTGATATTCGATTGAGCCTCTGGGAACCTACTGACATTAAAGGTATTCCTTATTACAATTCTTCAGAAAATACAATGACATGGGCTCCTCCTGCAGAGTTGCCTACTGATCCAGATTCGACTGCTATTATATTTTTAGATGAGTTGAACTCGGCTGCTCCGGCAACACAGGCAGCGGCTTATCAATTGGTTCTAAACCGTCGTGTTGGTACTTATATATTGCCAAAAGGCGTTAGTATTGTTGCCGCAGGTAATCGAGAAACTGACAAGGGTGTAACATTCCGTATGCCCGCTCCATTGGCTAATCGTTTTGTTCATATTGAACTTAAAACAGATTATGATGACTGGTTACAATGGGCTACCAATAATCGAATCCATGAACAAGTTGTGGGTTATGTTGGTTTTGCCAAACAGGATCTATATGATTTTGACCCAAAGAGTTCTAGTCGTGCATTTGCTACACCACGTAGCTGGAGTTTTGTATCTGAACTTCTTCAAGATGATGATCTTAATGAAAACACACTCACTGATTTGGTTGCTGGTGCAGTTGGCGAAGGCCTTGCGGTTAAATTTATGGCACATCGTAAGGTTGCCAAACAAATGCCTAATCCAGAAGATATTTTGAGTGGTAAAGTAAGTAAATGTAATATCAAAGAAATATCTGCCATGTATTCTTTGACCGTGTCATTGTGCTATGAGTTACAATCAGCTGATCAAAAGAAAATAAAAAATTGGGACGAACAGGCTGATAACTTCTTTAAGTTTATGATGGAGAATTTCCCCACTGAACTAGTAGTTATGGGTGCCAAAGTGGCAATGACCAATTATCAATTACCATTTGATACAACTAAATTGAAGAATTTTGATCAATTTTACGAAAAATATGGTAAACTAATTATACAGGCCATGGAATAAAAAAAGGGCTTAGTCCCTTTTTCATTGACCTCAGGCATAAATTCGTGTATAATATATTTTTAACTAGGAGTAGGAATGACATCCAAAACATCCACCGCTAATAAAAAAATTGATTTCACAAAGAAAAAACAGTTTACTCAAGATCAAAAAAATAAAATTATTGAAAAATTGATTACAGCTCGTGTTGGTTTACTACTTCGTCATCCATTTTTTGGTAATATGGCCACTCGAATGAAATTAATTGATGCTAGTGATTGGTGTAGTACCCTAGCCACTGACGGGCGTAATTTTTATTATAGCAATGACTTTGTCAGCGAACTTACTCCCAAACAATGCGAATTTGGATTTGCACACGAAGTATTACATAATGTTTTTGAACATATGTTTCGTCGAAATGGACGAATTCCAGAATTAAGTAACATTGCAGCCGATTATGCAGTTAATCAAATTCTTAAAGATGAAAAAATTGGTGAGGTACCTAGCTTCATTAATATTTTTCAAAATGACAAATATCGAGGCAAAAGCTACGAAGAAATTTATGCCGATCTTTATGAAAAGGCCGACAAGATTGATATTAGTTCGCTAGGCGAATTATTGGACGAACATTTGGACGGAGAAGGTGACGGAGAAAGTAGTGATCAAGATGGCGGAGACAAAGAAGGCAAAGGTCGTCCCAAATTAACTGCTGAAGAAAAAAAACAAATTCGAGACGAAATTAAAGAAGCAATGGTTTCGGCAGCTCAAGCTTCTGGTGCAGGAAAAATTCCAGAAGGCATTAAAAGATTAATCAACGAGTTTACTGAGCCAAAAATGGATTGGCGTCAAGTATTACGTATGAATATCCAAAGTATTATCAAAAGCAATTTTAGTTTCAGTCGTCCTAATCGAAAAAGTCAACATTGCGGTGCTATATTACCTGGAATGATGAATGAAGAGACTATTGATGTTGCAATTGGTATTGATATGAGCGGTAGTATTTCCAATACTCAAGCCAGAGACTTTATCAGTGAAGTTAAAGGAATCATGGATGAATATACTGATTTTGCAATCAATCTTTGGTGCTTTGATACAGATGTTTATAATCACAATAAATTTACTGGTGATAACTCTGATGATATTCTATATTATGAATGTATGGGCGGTGGTGGTACCGACTTTGACGCAAATTGGAGATTTATGAAAGACCATGATATTCAACCTAAAAAGTTTATCATGTTTACAGATGGTTATCCATTTGGTAGTTGGGGTGATGAAGAATATTGTGATACATTGTTTGTTATTCACGGCAATGATTCAATCATTGCACCCTTTGGCCAAACTATTCATTATAAATAAGTAGGTAGTTAATGTCGTTAAAGAGAGGTGAATTAACTCCGTTGGGAATTTTGGGAATGAGGCAGTTAACGTTCATTCCCGACCATTTTTCAAAAATTACGGTAAAAAATCTTGATATCAAAATATTGAACCAATGGATTAACTATAACTTAAATAGTAGGTATGCAATTAAAAAAACTTATGTATTAGATAATGGCACAAACCATACTGTCGAGGCATTAGAAATTGGAATGGAAGATCCTTCTGAAATTGCTATGTTAATTTTGGGATGTCCTCAATTACACAA